AGACTGTTGCAATCAAGGAAGTAATAACTGAATTAAAACAACCAACTCAATCTCAACCAAAACCAAGAAAAAAAGTAACTGAAAAAAAATCATACACAAGTAATTCAGTATTGAATGATGTGTTGAATGAAACAGCTCAAGATGATGGATGGAAAACAATGGGTGATGGACAATATACTTCAGATAGAATGAATGAATTGGTTGGAAAAAACTATGGTGATATGATGCGTGGAACACAACAAGTTCCTTCAAGTGACCCAATGTCACAATTCTTAAATAAAGATTATAGTGAAGTGTTGGAAAAGTCAATGGAAAAATCTAAAAACAAACTTGGAAGATAATAATGGGATTAAAACAGGACTTAATTGATGCTAAAGTAAAAGCTGCTAGGGATAGTGGGGCAAAAATACCTCTTGATACTTCCAATGGCTCTTTTATTGAAAGAGAGGCTGAATATACTAAGGACGCTATTGTTAAATTTTTAACACAGGCTGAATTTAGAATCACTCAATTAAATGCTCCTGTTGTTGTTGAAAAATTAAAAACACCAGACCAGATTGTAAATATAAAATTAGAAACTTTATTGGGTGATAAAGCTCCTATTTTAAGTGCATTGAAAAAGTTACCAATACCTGCTATTTCTCAAATTGTAAATAGTTTAGAATCTGAGTTGGAAAAAGCCATAACACCTTTATTAGCAGGTGGAGCTGATTTAGTTGGATTGGATTTAGGTAAAGGTGATTCTGATAATGAAAGAGGTGGTTTGGAATCAACGGGTTATGTATTTATTGGTGAAGACCCTGATTCACAAGAAGAGTTTGATGTTACAGATGAAGATGGACAAAGAGAATTTACAACTGTAAAATTAATTAAAGAAGACATTGAGGAACTACTATAATGGCTATTAAAGATACATCAAGAAAACCATTCATTCAAGATAATGATACTAATGTTAAAATTGGTATTGATTTACCAATTCGTAGAGGTGATGATTTAGATGGATTTTTTGCATCAACTTCAACAACCATTGAAGCTGTTAAAAATAATATAAGAAATCTATTACAAACTGAAGAAGGTGAAAGATTCTTTCAACCAAATTTAGGAATAGGTTTAAGAAGATTACTATTTGAACATATTACAAATGAAAATTTAATTGGTATACAGGATGTAATATTAGATAAGTTTGAATTTTGGTTACCTTTTGTTGAAATAAGAAACATAGAAGTTTTAAATAGAGATAATACAACAGACATTGGAGTCAATGAAATTAGAATAAAAATATTATTTAACATTAAACAAGACCCGAACACTTTGGATTCAGTAACAATAGATTTCAGTAATGATATATCAGAACCTGAATCCTCAATAGCTAGTGGTGGTGGATATTAATTGGAGATAAAAAATGCCAACATATGGTAAAGAAAACTTTAAAGAATCAAACGTAAATTATTTAAATAAAGATTTTACATCATTAAAAACATCTTTAATGAATTATGCGAAATCTTATTTTCCAAACACATATCGTGATTTTAATGAAACATCACCTGGTATGATGTTATTGGAAATGAATGCATATGTAGGTGATGTGTTATCATTTTATATTGACCAACAATATCGTGAGATGTTATTACCATTAGCTGAAGAAAGAAGAAACATAATCACAATGGCCAAAATGTTTGGTTATAAAGTAAAACCAATTGTTCCATCATATGTTGATTTAACCTTTACCTCTAATGTAAACGCTGATAGTGGTGATGTATCAAAAGTAGATTATAATCACGCAGGTGTATTTGATGCTGGAATTGAAATAATATCTGATTCCAATTCAGACATTATTTTTACAACATTAGAACCAATTGATTTTAGAATTACAGGTTCAAATGATACTGAAACAATTGGAACATCAGATGGAAGTGGTTTAGCTTCAACCTATACATTATCAAGAACTGTAAGAGCCGTAAGTGCAACTGAAAAAACAATTACGTTTCAAGTTGGAATACCTGAAAAATTTAAAACACTTACCATACCTGATACTAATGTTGTTGACATTGTTTCTTGTGTGGATTCGAATGGGAATAATTGGTATGAAGTTGATTTCTTAGCACAAGATAAAGTACCAATTGAAACACATTATACTGATGACATAACTAGAACTTCTGCATATGAAAATGAAAATGGTTTAGATTCTTCTGAAGCTGTTCCTTTTTCATTAACATATATAACAACACCAAAAAGATTTACTCGTGAAACGAATCAAGACAATACAACTTCACTTGTGTTTGGTAACGGAGTATTAAAAGATGGTGATGTAATTGATGAGGGATTTTTAGATTTAGAACAAGTAGGTGTAGTTGTTCCTGGTCAAGCAAATGATTTAAATCAATCAATTAATCCATTGTTAGGTGATGAGTATTCAACATTAGGTGAAACACCAAATAATACAACTTTAACAGTAACATATAGAGTTGGTGGTGGAATTAATTCAAATGTTCCAGCTGGTGATATATCCACAACACCAAGTACATCACCTGTATTAGGAACAGCAACTTTAACAAGTGTAACAAATGAAAAACCAGCTCATGGTGGTAAGGATGAAGAAGACACAATTGAAATAAAAGAAAAAGCCAAAGCGTTTTTTACTACACAAAACAGATGTGTTACAAAAGAAGATTATGAAGCTAGGGTATTGAACATACCAGCTAAATTTGGAAACATAGCGAAAGCATATGTGACAAGAGAAGCTACTGAATTTGAAGGTACTTCAAATTTATCTCAAGTAGCAAACAAGCTAGGCTCTGCTCAATCCAATTTTGATAGTTTACAAACATTTATCAATGAACAGATTGACAATAGTACAATAGCTAATACTAAAACTTTTCTACAAACAAAAATAGACGATTTTAACTCACTACCAAATCCTGATTTAACTAATTTAGCTAGAGAATTAGAATTAGGAACAATAAACATTTATTTATTAGGATACAATAATAGAAAACAATTAATTGGTAATCCAAATACAGATACAACTTTAACAAATGATAATTTATCAAATACTTTATTATCAAATATTTCAAAATATTTAGAAAACTTTAAATTATTAACTGATGTGATAACATTAAACGATGGATACGTTGTTAACTTTGGTGTAATATTTGATGTCATAGCTGAAAAATATGCTGATAAACAACAAGTAAAATTAAATTGTATTCAAAAAATAAAAGATTATTTTAAAATTGAAAAAATGCAATTCAATCAACCAATTTATAAAAGTAATTTAGAGTATGAATTAATGGGTGTTGAAGGTGTTCGTTCCATTGGACATGTAACCATTACACAAAAAGATGACTACAATAGTACTGTGGCTGATGCTAATTTAGAAAATGCTACTTATACTTACTCTAAAGAAGGTGATGAATACATAGACCAGTCATCTGGTGAAGGAACTACTGGTTATGGTTATAAATATAACTTTGAAGGGGCACTATCAGATGATGGTACAATTATATTACCACCTACATTAGATACACCTGCAGTTTTTGAATTAAAAAATCCAAATACAAACATACAAGGGAGAGTTAGATAATGCATCATTTTATTTTTCCATCACAAGACACTTGGGTTTCAAGTGGTTCGTCAACTGTAACAGGTGAATCTTTTAGAGACCAAAACTTTGGAAGAGACCAAATACTTGAAGTTAAAAAGTTTTTTTACAACAGTTCTTTTGACCATCAAACAAGAGCATTGGTTCAATTTAGTGGAGATGAATTTACTGAATTGTCTAAATCTGTTGCAGATGGTTCGATTGTAAATCCAACATATTATTTAAGATTATACGAAGCTGAAGGTAATACAGAAATACAAGGTGATTATACTTTAGATATAAAACCAATTTCACAATCTTGGACAGAGGGTACTGGTAAGTTTGGTGATAATCCAAAAAACACTAATGGTTGTAGTTGGGAAAATCGTATTAATCCAACTGGTGGAACTGCTACCGCTTGGGCTGATACTGGTGTCACAGTATTAAATGTTAGTTCATCAACACAAACATTTTCAAATCAATCTGCAGATGTTAATGTTGAAATAACTGATATGGTTAATATGTGGTTAGATGGTAGGGAAGAAAATTATGGAATGTTAATTCGTTTTAGTGGTAGTCAAGAAACTGATTCAACTACATTTGGACATTTGAAATTCTTTTCAAGAAACACACACACTATTTTTTCACCAAAATTAGAAGTTCGTTGGGATGACCATATAGCTTGTAGTGGTTCAAATACAGGTTCATTAAATGAATTAACAATGAGTGGATTAACTGATAATTTTTTATATATGAGAGGATTAAAAGAAAGTTATAAAGTAGGTGAAAGAGTTAAGTTTAGAGTTGGTGCTAGAAAGAGATATATTCAAAAAACTTTCAATACATCAGTTCAAACCGTAACTGGTTCATTCATTACTGAAGGTAGTGGTTCATATGCGATTAAGGATGTAGCTACTGATGAGTTCATTGTTCCATTTAGTTCACATACCTCTATGAGTTGTGATGAAAATGGTAATTATTTTAATCAATGGTTAGATGGATTTTATCCTGATAGGGTTTATAAAATACAATTAAAATTAAAAACCAATGATGGACAAGAACAAGTATTCGATGATGATTTTGAATTTATAGTTAAAAGGAAATAGTTATGGCTGATGAAATTAATAATTTAGAAACATTGTTAGATTTAATTGCTGAAGCTTTAATAAACAGTGATTTAGTTAATACATCACATGTTGAAAATAATCAAAAATTTATTCTTAATGGCCAATTACAATCTGGACAAGATGAAGGTGTTTTAGCACTTTTTCAAAAAGATATAAAAGCCAATCAAGAAGATTTAAATCAAACAACTATTATAAATCAAGGAACAGATGAGGAACAAGTAATTCCACAATTACAAGAGATAGCTAATAGGATTATTGAGTTTGAAAATTTACTTGTATCAATAAATGAGGGAACTGATTTTGAAATTTCAATTGAGTTATCAGGTGGTGGTCTTTCGGCTCCAGAAGAAATTACAGAGTTTATTGTACAAGATGGAACTTTCTCAAATGTAAGTCAATTCATACCATTACAACAATCATCATCAATTGTAGATGTTGAACGTGCTAATGAATACTTAGATACAAATATATTTGAATTACTTCCAACTGGTGATACAAGACAATCTAGAATCATTAGATTCTTTCAAGAATTAAATGCACTACTTCCACCAGAACCACCTGAATTTGACTTAGATGGTGTTCCAGGTGTTGATAGAGATGAAGATGATAATTGGATAGGTTCTGAACAATATAGTCAAGACAATAGTATTTCATATGCACAAGATAATCCAGATGAGTCAAATATTGGTGAAGAAAATGCATATCTTCATAGATTGAAACAAGGCAGTGGAGCAATAGACCCAAATGATACAAACAGTACAAGAACTATTGAAGATATTTATAATACCATTGAACCTTATTTAACAGATATATTGGAAGAAACACCTGAATTAGAAAATATACCAACTTATACAAATCAATCAAGTGGATATTTACAATTCAGAAATCCAAATCAGGGTATTATTATTCGTAATACAAATCAAGAATTTATTGAGGGTTTAGACCCAAATAATCCAACTTGGTTGACAAGTAATTACACTAATTTATTAAATACTTATGATTCTGATTCATCTCCTTATCCAAACACAATGGAATTTTTACGAACCAATATGGGAACTGGTTTTACCATTACAATGTGGGTTAGATTTTTAGATAAAGTTTCAAATGGTACTTTATTTAATTATGGTAATCCAACAAGAAAAGATAATCCATTTGGTTTTAAATTAGAAACTTTTGTGATTAATAAAGATGATACTTATGAAACTGGAGGAGTTGTTCAAACTTTTGGAGATTATATTGACGGTGGTTATCATCAAAACACTTTAGGATTATTTCAAAACACAAATACAGAAAGATTTGTTAGATTACAAGTTAGAGAATTTGGAGATTTTTCAACTGGTAATGATGAAGGCTTAAGAGATTCTGCAGTTGGTATGGGTGGTATTAGAAAATTTGAATTTAATCCACCAGATTTAAATAAAAATAGTGCGGGACATTATTTTTCAGATGATGAAAGAAGAATTTTAAACTATACCAATATACCTGAAGATTTTAATGAATGGTATTTCATATGTGCAACTTATAATCCAAATGTTAATGAAGAAATTTCTTTTAACAACATTAGTATATATGATGAGTATAAAACCAATCCTGATTTTTGGTTAAATCACATTGACCCATT